TCTGTGTTTTTAAAACAGTATAACTCTATATTTTTATATGTTTCCGCTGTTTCCGCTTATTTTCCCTATTTCGTCATACGAGAATATCGAGTTTTTCGAATTTCAAAACTCACTCATTTTTTTGTAAAGTTCTCTTATAAAGTCAAAAAAAGCGGAAACAGCGGAAACAGATGTTATAACAACGTTTATTTACCAATGATTCTATAAACTTACTTCAACAAATTTGTTTCCGCTTGAAAAACAAATTCTGTAGCAAGCGGAAACATTTTGAAAAGTTTTGTAACACGGCCGTTATCATTGAGGTTTTTATAAAGTGGCGCAGTTCGGCCTGTATGACACGCCGATGCAGCGCAGGAAGGTATGTATGAGTGACTTAGATAGTGGCGATATTGACGTAGAAGAATTCGCCGAAGAGGAGGAGTTTGGTACTGCCGAAATGGCAGATAGGGACTTCAACGACGAGCCCACTATGGTAAGCCAAAAGTCCGTAGCAAAAGTGATGTCGGCCGTGAACCTCGACGGCACTCTCAGGAAGATCATTCGTGCCCGAAGAAGTGACTTCGTGCACAACATTATTCACCTCGACGGAAAGAAGTTTGACTTTGCAGGAAGAGGCTATCTCAGACCTGTCTACGATCGTGATGATAGGCAGGTACTTCTTAAGACTGCTCGTCAGGTAGAAAAAACTACCTTCGTCGGCAACAACCTTACAATCACATCGATCGTGCAGCCCTACAATAAGGCCCTGTACGTCTCACCCTCCCACACACAGACAAGACAGTTTTCGAACGAGAAGCTGCGGCCAGCGATTGAAAAAAGCCCGTTCATCGCGAAGTACTTCCAAGACTCTTCGATAAGCACGCAGGTGTTTGAAAAGGGGTTCACCAACGGCTCGTTTATTTTCCTGCGCTCAGCGTTTAGAAGTGCGGATAGAACGCGTGGAATCAGCGCTAGAGTCCTATGTTTGGATGAGATCCAGGACTTCATTGGTAGCGAAATACCGGTTATCATGGAGTGTACGTCGCACTTTCTGGATGCCAGAATTCTTATGGCGGGCACCCCAAAGAGCCACGATAACCCGATCGAAGATTACTGGAAGACCACGACTCAGAACGAGTGGATCGTAAAGTGTCAGCACTGCGGTAAGCAGAACTTCCTTGATGAGACCAATATAGCCCCCACGGAGTTTTACGCCAAGGGCAAGCTGCCACCCGGACCTGTCTGTGCAAAGTGTGCGAAGCCGATCTACCCACACCTTCACGGCAGGTGGGTATCGTTTAGGCAGAACTCTCCTATCCAAGGCTACCGCATTCCGCAGCTGATGGTGCCATGGATCTGCGGGCTAGCCGCCCAGTGGGAGAAACTTCTTTGGAAAAGAGACAACTATCCGTTCGGGCAGTTCTATAACGAGGTCTTGGGTCTTTCCTACGACAGTGCTTCCAAGCCTATCACCAGGGATGAGATCATTGAGTGCTGCCGCGACTACAGCCTGTGGAACCCGGTTCTTCTTAATAACCACCTTGCGGAGTCCAAGAAGTACCACCTTACGGCTGGTGTCGACTGGGGCGAGGGTAACGATGGGTCTGAGAAATCACCCACAGGGAAGATCAGGAGTGCGTCCTACACGGTACTCACTATTGGCGCATACATTAACCAGAAGGTGTGGCGGCCGCTTCTCATCAAGCGCTACATGGGCAAAGAGATCGAGCCCGACTATGTCGTAAGGGACATTGCGCGCATTTGCAACGCTCTGGGCGTTTTGTTGTGCGGGGTGGACTGGGGCCATGGCTGGGGGGTAAACAATCAGCTGGTGAGGATTCTGGGGCCCAAGAGGGTGGTCCAGTACCAGCATCTTCCCAAGCTGAAGCAGAAGATGAAGTGGGACCCGATCGGCCACCGCTACCACCTTCACCGTAACTTCATGATGTCAGAGCTTTTTTTCGACATTAAGCAGAAGTTCGTGGAGTTTCCAAAGTGGGCTGAGTTTGAGCAGTACGCCAAAGACATACTGGGTATTTACTCGGAGTATGTGGAGTATAGACGGGAGATCAAGTTCGACCATAAGTCGAGCGACCCTGATGATTTTTTCCACAGTCTTCTTTACGCGAAGCTGACTTCGGATGTCTATCTCGGCAAAAGCCGCAGGTTCACGTTTGATATTCCGGACGGGATTGGGCAGGGCGGATACATGAACTCTCTCATTCCGGGATAGCTAAAAAAACAATTAGATAACCTCCTTTGTAAGGGCATCTAGTTGTTTTCTGTACCATACCAGATCTTCTTCCAGTACCTTTCTTAACTCCTTGTCAACCAAGGACAGAGTTTTTTCCAAATCATCTATAGCCTTACGTATGCGTGCTTCGTCCAGCACTGATTTTCTGTGTACCTTGCTTGCACCTTCGCGCCAGCGTTTCCTTTTCTCTTTGTAATCTTCTCGGTAGGCTTTCTTCTGCTCTTTAGCCCTCACCTTCTTAGCTTCTTGGTAGGCTCTCCTCCGTTCTTTAGCCTTCTCCTTCTTCCTCTCCCTCTTCTTCCTCTCCCTCTTCTTCTCCTTATTAGCTTTTCGGTAGACACTTATCCGCTCTTTAACCTTCTCCTTATTAGCTTCGTAGTAGGCTTTCTTCTGTTCTTTCAACATCTCCTTATTAGCTTCTCGGTAGGCTTTTTGATATTCTTTATGTTTCTCCTTATTAGCTTCGTAGTGGGCTTTTCTGTATTCTTTCTTCTTCTCCTTATTAGCTTTTTGATATTCTTTCTTCTTCTCCTTATTAGCTTCGTAGTAGGCTTTCGCTCTTTTTTTCTCCTCCTCTTTCTTCTTCTCCTTATTAGCTTCGTAGTAGGCTTTTTGATATTCTTTATGTTTCTCCTTATTAGCTTCTCGGTAGTCTCTTATCCGCTCTTTCTCCTTCTCCTTATTAGCTTCGTAGTAGGCTTTTCTGTATTCGCTAATTTTCTCCTTATTAGCTTCGTAGTAGGTTTTCGTCTTCTTTTTTTTATCCATAGTTCCTCCTTTCTTATACCTTCTTCGTGATTTATTGTTTGTGTATTTCCCCCTTACTCTGCCTTCATCCGCGAAAGAGCCAGTATCGCCTGTATAAAGTCGGGAGCATCATCGAGCCATACTGTGGGACAGCCTCTTGATGTGAACCCGGCTTTGTTATCATACCGATAACGCACAGCTTCGTACCCTGTTGCGGCCTCTTTTACTCTTTCGTACTCTTTGCCATTAATCACTACCTTGGCAACTACTTCAAACATGTTTTCTCCTATTCTATGTTAATTGTTTTTCCCAAATCTTTCTAACCACCTCGAGAACAAGTGCCGTCATCATATCTATAGAGACCCCCACTCCTAATGAAGATTTCAGACCCGCCCCTGCTTTACAAACCTCCTTTATAAACCTCCTGACGACTTTGTTTTTTAACGTAGAGATCATTTTTGTTCGGTTGCTTTTATCGGTAGTCAGTAGGATGTTGGCGACTACTTTGGTGTAGTCACTCATCCCGTTTTTAGCACTCTTCCACTGTGATACACTGGCCTGAGATACACCGAAAATGTCTGACCAATCACATTGTTTTACGTCCGGCATCTCTTCCATAAGAGTACAAAGTATGTTCTTGGCTTCTTCAAGCCGTTCTTCGGTACCCATGTTTCTCCTTTCTTAAACCTTCTCCATCTTCTTCGTGAGCTTTCGCACTTCATGCATAAGAAGATTGAGAGTTTGAATCCGTTTGATGAACTGCTGCTCGATCTTGTTCGCTTCCTCAGGACTGAGAGTCCCTCCTGCACAAGTCCTACTTACTTGGTTTGCAATCTCGCTAACCTTCATACCGTAGGTTTTCGACAGCTCTGCAAGATTTGCAAGATCATGAGTCATCCCCACATTGAGCGTGAGCATGAGGCAAGCCTGCACGTCTCTTTTTCTGTGTTTCTCCATCAGACGATCTCCTCTTCTCCTTGGATTATAACAGTCTCCGATAGCTCGCCCTCGCCGCAGTTGGGGCAGATGGTTCCTTCCAGAGACTCTCCAATCTCGACCTCTCTTTTTTCTTCGTAATCACATGGTGGACAACGAAGGATTACTTTTTGAAACGATTTTTTCATGTTTCCTCCTTTTTAAAATAAAAACCCCAAGGATCTCTCCTCGGGGTTCTTTACTCAACTTAACTACAGATCACACTACCGCAACGTTACTTTGCTATACTAAACGTGACCCTGCCACCACTCAACCTGACCTAACTATACCAAGCCGCCACGATACTTCACCATCACTTTATTGTACTGAACCTTACTTTACCGCCACATCACACCACCAAACAAG